CTCTTTTGTCCACTCCTCTAAATAGCTTTTAGTAGTCTTTGACAAAAACTCGCTTTTAGAACGAGCCTTTGTCATTAACTTACCAGCAGCAGAAGCTCTTATCTTAAATTGTTTCATTTAATTGGGTATAGCTCTGCGTTAACTCTACTTATTGAATAATGCTTTTTTAGCTCTGTAAGGGTTATTCCTTTATCTACTGCTGCACTCCATATCTTATCGTCTTTGTTTACCCATTGCTTTTGGCTCTTTGTAGCTTGACTGGCTGAGTTAGCATCGTCATCCTCAGCTTGTAAGCCTAATAATGATTGCAGAGTGTATCTTCGGTAGTAGGTTATAGCACTTCCTAGCTTCTGTGGGTCGTCCATTTCTGGCAGAGGTATATAGCTAACTACTCTTTCCTCAGATTCTATGTCTACAATTTCCGTATATAAATCTCCATCCATAATAGGCTGCAATAATAACAGACCATTCTTTTGGAGTAACGGCTCAACGTGTTTTAGTAGTGAGTTAATATCAAAATACTTTGATTTAAAAAATGGATTTGTTGAGTCTTTGGAAATAGCTCCTATCTCTTTTTTGACTTCGTTTAGTTTTGTGTATAAATTCATTGGACAAATATAATTAAAATGTTTAGATAATGTTTATTAAGGTTATTTTTTTTTAGTTTGCTTTGTACTGTTTTGTGTGAAACATTATTTGTTTCTTCATATTGTTACAAAGCCCTCAAGACCAAGAGGGCTTTTCTTTTATAGCTGTTTTAATTCTTGATAATAGTCTAATAGTGAGTAGTGCATATTACGAGCGTTTACAATAGATATTCTTAATAAATCAGTTATACAATTTTGATTATTTAAATTAACTTTTCTGTTACCCTCTATAACGCTATTTAAAGTATGTATAGATATTTCGTGTTTACTGGCAACTTGTTTTCTCTGTTCAACGCTTGTGCAAGACTTTAAAATGTCTTTTAATTCTGGGGATATTGTTTTGGTGTATTTCATATAAATAAATTCTTAAAATCTTCGTTGATGTTATTGTCTGTATTAATTGACTCGTTAAAATTGTTAATTGATTTCGTCAGCTCGTTATACTTTAATATCTCGTCTAGCTTGTTGATTAAAGCATCAATCATATTAGCTTTACTATCGCACATTAGACTGATAGACTTATCGTCCTCATTATCATTGTACCACTCTTGTGACTTTTGCTCCATTAAATCTCTCTCTTTTCTTAGGATGTGTTGTATCTCCCAGATTTCTTGTTTTGTTAATTTCATCTTGTTTTTATGTATGTTAATTCTAATGCAGCAAATAAACCTATAACAAATAGAATAGCTGCTGCTTGTGGCTCTTCTACTGCCCAGCACCATACCGACATTGGCATAAATGCTGAGGTTACTTTTAAAATTGATTCTTTCATATTGTTTGTAATTTTTCTTTTAAATCTTCTATGCTTTCTGCACCTACTTCGTTTAATAAATCATAACCATAAATATAAGCTAACATATTAACTGTAACTTCGGCGTTATCATAAATATCTATTTCTCCAAAATTTTCTTTTTCATATTCTTGACAAATATTTATTGCTTTAAAAGCAGATAGATTATGTCGCTTTAACCATTGTTCAGCTTGATAATAACCGATAATATAATAATCTTCGTTAAAGCATAGGTGGTGCCAATCTTCTATATTATAATCCGTAATAACATTATCTTGTATCATATCTAAAATATGACTTGCTAATTCTTTTTTAATTGTTTCTTTCATTTTGTTTTGTGTTTAGTTATGTTTTAAAAAGCTCTAAGAGATAGAAGCAACTAAATGCTCTTATAGTATCCATCATTTTATTTTGGGGTTAGTACGGTCAATAGCCACATACGATTTAGTAAAGTATACCGAATCAATCTTATAAATACAAAATCATTCGTCTTCAAATTACTACCACTTGCCTCGCTTCGGTTTGCTATCTTTTCACATTGCTCAATCCCATCGTTTTAAATAATATTCGGTGCCGCTATTACCGAAGGTACGTTATACGTTTTACATCCTATTTTATATAGCGTTTTATCATTTAAACTCTCATCGCTGAGGTGCGCGTCTAAGTTTCCAATAAATAGACTTAGTTTTCTAACTATCTCAAAGAACTTAATTCTTAATTGTATTGCAAATATATACAAAATATTAAATACCAAACAAATTATTTTAAAAAACTTTAATTTTAACTGAATCTTCTAAACCTTTATCGCTTGTAATTAGTATACTCTTTACTACTTTATAGCTATCATTCTCAAAGATTATATCCTCAATCATTTTAACCATTGCTACACAATTAGAAGCATCTAATGCTCTTGATTTAAAAGTAAAATGGTATTCTGTATTATAAGTATTTGTCTTTGGCAGCGTTTTATTAAACTGGCTTTTTACTATTAAGGTATAATTATCTTTTATCTTCTTACGCTTTGTCCAATGCATCCCAGCGTACCATTTATTGAGTGATATTTTAGGTAAATCTTTTAGTATTATTTCCATTTTACAAAAATATATTTTTTATTTTATGTATTAATTTTTAATATTTGCCCTCACAAAACAAATGAAAAAAGAAACAAAACGCAAAGCATTCAAATTTTATCGCAGCTATTATGATGTTTATAATGAGCTAAATGATAAAGACAAATTAAAATTTATTGAGGCGTTACTAGACAGACAATTTCAAGGCGTAAAGCCAAAGAAGTTAACTGGTATGGTAATGTTTGCCTACTTAAGCCAGGAGCATTCTATTGATTTACAAGTCAAGGGCTACGAGGATGCAGTTGGTAAAAAACTTACCCCCTACACAGACCCCCCTAAGGGGGGCATAGAGGGGGGCTTAGGGGGACCCTTGCAGCAAGAGAAAGAGAAAGAGAAAGAGAAAGAGAAGAGTATATATGTTGATTATGAAAAATTATTAAAAGCGTTTAATGATATATTAGGAAAGAAAGCTAGAGTAATTCCAGATAAGGCTAAGAAACAAATAAGAGACAGATTAAAAGAGGGTTACAATAAAGAAGATATTATTACAGCCTTAATAAACGCCTCTAAAGATACATACCATATAGACACTAACTATAAATATGTAACGCTTGAATTTATATCAAGACCAGATAAGTTTGAAAGATTTGTTAATATGAATAATTATAAAATCAAGAGAGCTTTAGTATGATAAAAAAGAATAGCGAAATTTTAGACCAACTTATGAGCTTACATAAGAATGGTATACCAGAGGGAAGTAAAATAGGTCATACTAATTTTGACGAACAATTAACATTTGTTAAGGGTGGTTGTACAGATATAACTGGCTATCCATTTTATGGCAAATCATTATTTTTAAAAGAAATAATTATGGGTTTAACTATTAATGATAATTGGAGACATTGTGTTTATATGCCAGACGATGGAAGTGATACTGATGTAATATCAAACTTGCTACATAAGATGACTGGTAAAACTTTTGAGAAAGGGTATTCTAATACAATTACAGAAAAAGAAATAGCAAAACATTCTAGTACTCTACTTGATAGATTTAAATTTATTTCAGCAGAGCATAGCATTGAGCCAGAGGCATTTTGGAACTACGCTAAAGAAAATAATTGCCACTCAGCAGTTATAGACAGTTGGAATTACCTCGCACATAAAGGAGAGCCAACAAACCCAGATTATTTACGCAAGATATTATCTACTCGAAATAGGTTTATGGAGGTTAATAATATGCACAGCTTTATAATTATTCATCCAAAAAACCCAGACCCTAAACAAGTTAAAGACGGCAACGTTAAAAGACCTAGCGTATATGATTTAATGGGTGGCTCAGAATGGAACAATAATGGTAGAAATATTTTAGTAGTACATAAAGGCTCAAAAGAAAATAACCAACCTTATAGCATAAATATAGATAAGGTAAAGCCAAAGCATTACGGAAGTATAGGAGAAGCTTCATTACAAATGGATTGGGCTAAACAAAGATTTTATCAGTATGACCCAGTTTATAATAAAAAGACTTACGCTTATGGCAAAGAGGAAATAATTAAAGACCCATTAATTACAACATACAAAACATATGAGATATAACGATAGTAAAATAATTGAAGAGGCAAGGCAAGTAATATCAAGCATAGAATTAAAGCTAATGAAGCAGCCTTATGACGAAAGAAAACAAAATAAAGTAGATAGGCTAGAAAGGTTATTGCATTACACTTGCTATCTGGAGAAGCAGAATGATGAGTTTTATGATAAATTTACAAGGCAGTTAGAAAGAATTAAGATGCTTGAAAATCATATAGATAACATACAGAATAAAATAAATGTGGAAAACAAATTAAAAAACTTTTAAACAAATGTATAAATTTGCATACAATATGAACCACTACTATACGTCAGACGATGAACGAGTAGCAAAGAGCGTCATAGATAGGAGGATACACGAAGCAAAGGCAAACGCTCTAAGTGAACAATTCTGGGAGTACGGCTACAATTTTTGTACCGACTGCTTAAAATCAAACGGAGTAATACTTGATTGCTCTCACAATATTTCAGTAGATGAAGCTCAAAAAACTAGACGCACAGAACTGGCTTGGGATGTAAATAATATTAAGGTAAGATGCAGAGAATGCCACAGAAAGCACGATAAATTATGAATATAATAAATTTTAGTGGTGGTAGAACTTCTGCATATATGACAAAGCGTTTAATTGATGAGGGTTTATCTGACTATATTGTAACTTTTCAAAATACTGGTAAAGAAATGCCAGAAACATTAGAA